CAAGTGTTGGAAAGTACTACGATGCATTGCATGTAATCAACTGCCATAAAGAAGTGGACGGATCAGTCAATGAAACTGAACATGTCAAGGCAATCTATCTAGCTCTGCATGCTAGTTACGCACTAGAAGCATTCCGTTTTATGGTCAGCTTTGCTACAAGTCTAGCCATGGTAGAGAACAAGATCTTTATTGGTAATGGAAACATTATCAGTTTGATTCTACAAGACGAACTGCTACACAAAGGATGGACAGCTTTCTTGATCAACCAAGTGGTCAAAGAAGACCCACGTTTTGCTCAAGCAGCCATAGAGTACGAAGCAGAAGTAATTCAAATTTACAAAGACGTTATTGTAGAAGAAAAAGCATGGGCAGACTACCTGTTCCAAAAGGGTCCTGTGATTGGATTGAACGCTAATATTTTGAAAGATTTTGTGGATTATACCGCAGTAGGTGCTCTTAAAGATATTGGCATTAAGTATTGGACTGCATCGCCCAAGACCACACCCATTCCATGGTTCAACAAGCACAGTGATACTAGCAAGAAACAAACTGCCCTACAAGAAAGCGAAAGCACAAATTATGTTATTGGTGTAATGAATGAAATGCTAGACTACGATGCGTTGCCTCAGATTTAATTTCCAACAAGAAATCAAATGCCGGATGTAAAAACTGGTATATAATAAACTAAAGGAAATAAAACATGTTAACAGTATATAGTAAAGACAACTGCCCGTTTTGTGTACAGGCAAAAAACTTATTAAAACTCAAAGGATTTGAGTTTGAAGAAATTAATATTTCACAACAACCAGAAGCTCGAGAGTTTATCATGAGCGAAGGACACAGAACAGTGCCACAAATTTACCAGGACGGTAAATTGTTTGTGGAAGGCGGATTCCAAGGCCTATCAAAACTAACTGAAGATCAACTAAAGGAAAAACTAAATGCTATTTGATACCAGCTATAAATCAAATGAAATTGTTTGCTTTAAATTGGTGAACGGCGACGAAATTGTTGCAAAAATTGTAGAACAAACTGCAACTGGTTGGAAAATTAATAAGCCATGCACAGTAGTTCCCAGTCATCAGGGCTTGGGGCTGGTGCAGGCTCTGTTTTCGGCGGATATAAATAAAAATGTAGAGTTAAAATCAGAACATGTAATGATGCATTCTGTCACTCTAAAAGCATTAGAAGATCATTATATCACAACCACAACAGGTATTGCTGTGGGTAACGGTTCCATTATTACATAAGGAAAACACATGGCAGGCGGAGTCACACGAGAAGGCGATCTATTCGGAATGGGCGGTATAGTGTTTGGAAACAGTGCAAGTAATGTAACTGTGGACGGTCGTCCGGTGGCCTTGACCGGTAGTTTTTATACGCCTCATATTTTATGTAGTCCCAAAAGTCCTCTGCACTGTTTTGGCATAATCAGCAGCAGTGTGAGCAAAGTGTTGGTTAATGGTGCTCCTCCATTGATACAGGGCAGCAAAGGCCTGTGCGGCCATACTGTGTCAGGTGGAAGCAGTTCTGTGGTGATTTTGGGATAATCAATGAGAGTACCATCAACGTATGCCAATGTAAGTCCAGGAATACAAACATCCGGACTAACACCATTACAAATCGCATTGGTCAACACCATGACTGCGGCACCAGTTAATGCCAGCAACAGTCCTATTCTTATCAATAAAGCATTTATTAATACCATGAACGCTTACGCAGACTCGGGAGTCCTGAGCCCAACACCATATGATTCTCGTACAAGCACATTAGTTGATATTAATAGTTTGCCGGGTTATAGCTATGTGACAGAAGGCGACGCTGTTTATCTGTATCGTCGTGCTGAAGACTGTGGCGAGCAGGAAAATAGAGTGGAAAAGATTTTAATAGGCAACCTAGCAGTCTTGTCTCAGCAGCTGGGTAAAATCTTATACACCTATTATGGTAGTTTAATTAGAGGCGGCTCAGTATCCAGTGGCGCAGGCGGCCCTTACGGCACAGGCGGGTTGCTAAGTCCTTATCCCGGATCCGACGGTAGCACGTACAACACAGACACTACCACGAACACATTTGACGATTTTCAAGGCAATGCCGCTGCCTCAACTGCACCCGCGCCGCGAGGAGGTATAGCATGAGTGATAATGTAATCGACGCTCGTTATGTCGGCGGAGCAAAAGTAAATACTTACATTTCAGTGCCTACCGGTCAAGTTGACTCAGAAGGTGCATCGGGCAGTATTACCATATACTTGCCTCAGAATTTTGATGTGCCCAGTCAAGCAGGCGTGTACTCGGGAAGTTTGAGCAGTTTAGGTAACATGGTAGCCATGCAGTTAAACACTGAAGGCTATTTGTTTTATGATGCTATTTCCGGGGAGCTTGCAGACCCAACTAAAACAAATTTTGGATTCTCATTGAAACAAAATATTGATATCCAAGTAAAACCATACCTGTTGGGATATTTTAGACAGTATTGGAAAAATCCCGCAGGCAGTACATTTGGAGCAGACAGTCCCATACCCGCACTTACGGGCGTGATGCCTGCAACCAGTGAGTTTGCTGACGTCCAAGGGAATTTTTTATTCTATGTGGACCAACAAATGTGTCGTTTGACAGGTGGTGGTGGGGGATTCAACTTTGATTATTTCTACAGTGCATTTAGTCAGTTGCTAGGCTGGGTGGATACCAGCAACAAATATATACTAGCACTAAAACAAATAGAACAAAGAAATCTAGAATATTACGGATTTAAAAATTACAATGATTATGTCACACAGGGATTGACCAAGTATCAAACTGGTCAGGCATTGAGGAAATGTTTAAGTAACATAGGCAAATTAACACAAACCATCGGCCAAGGCTATTTCGGCACACCTGGCGCTGTTGCTAAGTCATTGATAGATAACAATTTGGGATATATCGGCGACTTGAGTCAAAAGCTGTATTTGTCCGGAGTTGTGTATGATGATATCTACAATCCAGACTACAACATATATATCACCAACATTTTACAGTCTATTACTGATCCCGCTGATTTAGAAGTCATACAAGACACGTTGGAAAGCAAATGTGTAATCTTGAGAAGTCTGATGGATTACACTTCGTTAGAAGCAGCAAGCGGACTACAGAATGATAGTGAATTTGCAAACCTTGAAGAAGTGGGCAAAGATTTATATTTGAAGTTTCCTAATGCAGAATTTGTTGATGGTAACAGCCTTGTGCGCTTGATCAATGACATTGAAGGAATTTCTGGAAGCTCAGTGGAGAGCGTGGCTGGTACAGACACATTGTTGTCTCCCAGTATCATCGAATCCTTTAAAAACTTTTTACCATTGGCGCAAGGGGACGACCCTATTACCGTAATGAATGTCATTGGTACTCCGTCGGGCTATCTAAACGATTACATGCAAAAAGTAGTCCAAGGAATAGACGAGTTAGCCAAAACATCTTACGGTCAGCAAATTGCCAATGCCCTCATGGAGATCAGTAGAACAGGTGCAGGTATTGCGTTAAACTCTGCTGAACAACGTGCATTTGAACGTTATGTGCCTGTACCTCCACCCGTATACTCTTCGGACGAATCTGGGACATCGTTGGTATCCGCGGGCGGTCCAGGCTATTGGGTAGTACAATGCAATCAAAAAAAGCAAGCCTATTATGATTTGTTAAACACGGTCGTTGCAGACAAGAGTGGTAATATTCCTGCAATCATTGAAAAAATTAACAACAACTATCTTGAAGCCTGCAGACTGCTACAAACTGAAATTAAAAATTATGCCAAAGCAAACATTAGGGTTGAACCATTTGCGTTCAACGGACAAATTTTTAGTTTCGTAGAAAACTTATCGGGGTTGGCAGTGGACTCCGGAAACATCGGCACAGCCTACATGTTGTACAACATGGCTCAAGATAATGACGCCGGTAACTTGTTAAAAACTGTAATTGTTCAAGCAAGAAATGAGCAGAGTCTTGTTGATGCTGGAGTCAAATTGAACGGTCCAGATTGAGTAAACTGCTCGTATTACTTGATTTTTTATCTAAATTCTTGTATAATACACTACTTTATTAGGTAAAGTAGGCACTTTATACTGATTTTCATTAGGTATATAAACTTACACTCTTGAAGAAAGGAGAAGACATATGGCAACATTCGACGCTATATCAAATCACTACTACAGTAGAGTGATAGCAGTAACCCAGGCATTACTAATTGCACTGGCACTAATCTTGGCAACAACCATGGTGGTTTCAATCACCAAGAACAAACTGAATAACTTGCGGGAGGGACTGGCCTTGCAAGACGCATTTGAAATCTCAACGACCAACAAATTAAAACAACTGGATTGTTTGACCAAAAACATCTATTGGGAAGCCGCTAGCGAACCATTTGAGGGTAAAGTGGCAGTGGCGCAAGTTACTATGAACAGAGTTGCATCTGGAAATTTCGGCAACGGAGTTTGCGGCGTAGTTCATCAAAAAAATGTATTTTATCAAAAAGTAGTTTGCCAGTTTAGTTGGGTTTGTGAAACTACACACAAGATCAAACCTGTACATCCAGCCATGTATGCAGAAAGTCAGGAAGTGGCCAAAAAAGTTTTATTTGAAAACTTTAGGTTACCTGGATTAAAAAATGCGTTATACTATCATGCAACGTATGTAAACCCTGGATGGCGCAAACAAAAAATTGCTCAAATTGGGCAACACATTTTTTACAAGGATTGACATGATTTTGGATACATTTACTGGAACAAAGTTTATTGTTTTGTTAAAAAAATTCTTTGTTGAACACATTAAAAAACTAACCGCAGAAACGCTAGGATGGATGTCCGCTATCACCCTGCATCTTAGCACTGTGCCTTCCATGGTTGCATTGATGACTGGACTTAGTGACAAAACGCCCGGATTAGACATTGTGGCATTTATATATGTTAGTTTAATTCTAATGTTCGCAAAGGCCATTATAATGAAAGATCAGTTAAATATTATTACAATAGGCGTGGGTTTTATTTGTCAGGCTGCGGCCATGGCGTTTATTTTGTTTAAGTAATATTATGAACTATTTTGAATTGTTGGATAAGTTAGACGGTTTATATGATCGTTTGGAAGGACAGCAATTAACAGCTAGTCAAATAGCTGCCAAACTCAGTCGAGCTGTGCCTTTTGACAGTTGTCAAATCACATCAGTCAACACAATTAACATCAATAGAGATATCGATGTTAGTGGCCAATACGATCCCGACAGTGATGAGGAGGGCGCACCCGCCGTCGACATTGAATTGATTTTTCCAAGACGCAGGCGCAAGTTCCAAAAATTCACATTGGATGAAACTGAATTGACTCGAACTGTTTGGCGATGTTTGGTTGTTGATGTGTGTAGTGTACTGGGACATGAATATGTTCATATGGAACAGTTTAGACGTAGGAAGTTTAAAGATGGTAGATACTATCGTAGCACACACAAAAATCAAAGTGTAAAAGAAAATCAAGAATATTTTGGTATACCCGATGAAGTGGATGCTTACGCATTTACTGCCGCGGCGGCCATGGCCTACGGATTATGGGATAACGGTAAACCTATTCCATATAAAAAGACCAGTGTGTGTCAAATCTATTCTGCATTGTTTGACAAGAAACATCCTGTTCTATTAAAATTAGAACGCTTGAGTAAAAAATATTATAAACGTTTGGAGCAACAATATTATGTCACATACAGCAGAAACTGATTCAGACAACGACATGTTCGACGATATCGACGATACCGATTATATTTTTGTTGTGGGCGAAGACGGTAATTTAAAAAGCGTCATGATGCCCGGTGAATTTGAAAATCAAATTACCCCCGAGAATGTTGAAAAAATTCTCGGAATCTTTCAAGTAAATCAATTACACTCTGCTACATTGCATTAATATTATGAAACTTCAAATTTGGTCATTGCAAAAACCTGAAACAGTATTCAATCCAGCCAGTAAGGAACATAGGCAAGCATACCATGATTTTTTAAAATCTCGTAGCTGGAAGAATTCTAAATTTCAGTTTATACTGGAAGATGATCACTGTGACTTGCCCAGTTCTATTAATAACAAATTAATAGACTATTATGTCAACAAAGAATTTCAAAAAATGTAATACTAATCTATTAGAAATCCTCACTCTATTAGACGCAGAACACTAAACTAAAAGTACTACTTTTGAGATACCCTTTCAAAATGAAGGAGTATTGCT